TTTATCTGCAACAAGAACATTAATCGTTGGTACAGTAGGTGGAGAATTTTCAGTATCAGGAGGTGGTACAGATGATCCTGTAACTCCAACTAACATTCTTATTAAAAAACAATCTAACCATGGCTGTGCAAATATAGATGGCATACCAGTAGGAAACGTAACTTTATTTTTACAGCGTGCTAAAAGAAAGATTAGAGAACTAGCATATAACTTTGATGTTGATGGTTATGTTGCACCTGATATGACTATTCTTGCCGAGCATATTTCTGAATCAGGAATTGAATCTATGTCTTACCAACAAGAACCAAATCAAATTATTTGGTGTGTAAGAGGTGATGGAAAATTAATTGGTTTAACTTACCAAAGAGAACAACAAGTAGTTGCTTGGCATCAACATATATTTGGTGGTGCATTTGGTACTGGTATTGCTATGTGCGAATCTATTGCTACCATTCCAACTGATGATAAAGAATATCAAACTTGGGTTATTATTAAACGTACAATTAATGGAGTTACTAGACGTTATGTTGAATACATTAATCAATTTGATTTTGATGAAACAGATAATGCAAATTTTAATTTCTTAGATTCTCAACTTGCTTACTCTGGATCTGCAACTACAACAATTTCTGGATTAGATCATCTTGAGGGACAAACAGTATCTGTTCTTGCTGATGGTTCTACTCATCCTGATAAAACTGTATCTGGTGGATCTATTACTTTAGCAAGATCATCTACTAAAGTTAAAGTTGGATTGAAATATACATCATTACTACAAACTATGAGAATAGATGCTGGCTCTCAAAATGGTACATCTCAAGCTAAAACAAAACGAATATACAATATTACAGTTAGACTTTATGAATCTGTTGGTGTTGAAGTTGGTCCAGATTTAAACAATATGGAAGCTATTCCATTTAGATCTTCTGCTAATCCTATGGATCAAGCTATTCCAGTTTATACAGGTGATAAAGAGATTGAGTTTAGAGGCAATTATGAATCTGATGGATTTATCTTTGTAAGACAAACTCAACCTTTACCTTTAACAATTTTATCGTTATACCCAGATTTAACTACAAATGACTAATAGATTAATTATAATTCCATATACACAAGATCATGGTAAAATAATCATGCAATCTCAAATGAATCACATGCTTACTCAACAAGATGCTGAGTATATTAAAAAAGATAATAATGTTGAGTGTATGAATTTAGAACAAGAAGGTATGGCATTTACAGGATTAATTAATAATGAAGCAATAGCTGCAGCAGGTATGAAAAGAATATGGGGAAATGTTGCTGAAGGTTGGTTCATTGCTAAGAATGATGTATGGAATTATCCAATTACTATTGCTAAAGCAGTTAAACAGAATTTAGATCACTTAGCTAAAACAAATAATATTAAAAGATTACAAACTGCAGTTCGTGCAGACTTTGGAATTGGAATTAGATTTGCTAAATGGCTAGGATTTACTAACGAAGGATTAATGAAGCACTATGGTTTTGATGGTAGTGATCATTTTAGATTTGCGAGGATTTACTAATGGCAGCAGCTTTACCAATATTACCATACGTATCATTAGGATTAAGTGTTGTACAAGCTCAACAACAAAATGCTATTGGAAAATATAATCAATCAATTCAAAACAGAAATGCACAAATAGCTGAACAAGAAGCTGGTGCAATAGATAAACAAACTGAATATAAACTTGGTCAATTTAATAAGGATTACGAAAGATTTGTAGGAAGAACAACTGTATCAACTGCAAAAGCTGGTGTTCAACAAGGATCTGGAACATCACTTAGAATAGAAATGGCTAATGCTTCTGAAGCAGAATTACAAAGAAATCTTATTGAATATGATGGCAATGTTGCAAAAGCTAGAAAATTTGAAGAAGCAAATTTTTATAAAATACAAGGAGACATGGCTAGAACAACTGGAAGAATGTCTGCAATTGGTACTTTATTTAAAGGAGCTAGTACATTTTTACAATCAGGTGCAGGATCAAGTTTATTATCAAGTGGTGCAAATATGTTTTCATCACAACCAACATACTCACCAATTAATACAAGATTAACTGGATCGGAAGGATCATTTTAATGCCAAGAATTCCTACACTAGTATCACAAGGAGCTCCAACAGCAGAATCATCTGGAATTAAAACTGGATTTCAAGTTCCTTTAACTGGAGTTGGTTCTCCAGCTGCTACACTTGAACCAGTAATGAAATCATTAAATGATTACTATGTTAAAGAACAAGCTGTTATTGAAAAAACACAAGCATTAGAATTAGAAAATAAAGCATCTATTGAATTAGAAGAAACAAAATCAAGACTTTCTAAATCTGCTGATCCAATTACAAGTTCAGATACATTTTTACAATATTCAAAACAAATTAAAGAAAAATATGCTAATGAAGCTCCAAGTGGTGCTGTTAAAAATTTATTTATTAATAATTATTTAGCTGAAGAAAAAAAACAATTATCTTCTGTTGTAACAAAAAATAGAGAAAATTTAATTCAAGACAGAGTTAATCAAGCAGATATTAAAGAACAAAGAATTTTAACAACAGGATTATATTCTGATAATCAACTTCAAAAAGAAACAATGTATTCTGATCTTGGTATTTTATATCAAGATTTAAGAAAAGATTTTATTATTGATGAAGATACATATCAGAAAAAAGTAAGAGGAATACCAAGCACAATTCAAACATTAGAAGCAAAAAGGGATATGAATATAGATCCTATTAATACTGCTCTTAAACTTAATAATATTAATAATTATCCAGATGTTCTTGGCAAACAAAGAGCTCAATTAATTTCTGAAGCTAATTCTGATGCTAGACCAGCATTAACAGATGGAATGAAAAATCACTTAGCATTAGTTGAATCTGGATTGCCAAGTAAATTTGATGACAAAGCAATTAAACCAATACTTGGACCACAGGCATACGCAGATTTTAAAGAAAAAGAATCTGGAGTAATTTTATTTAGAGATAAATCTGCTGAAGTATTTAACGCTAAAATTGGAACAGAACAAGAAGTTGTAAATAGTTATCCTGTTAGACCAGAAGCCGCTGCATTTGATTTAGAAATTAAACAAAAACTTGCAAACTTTGCATCTAAAAAAGATGAGATGTTAAAAAAAGATCCAGCTTCTATTGTTATGCAATTTAATACAAATGTTAAAGATAAGTATAATGATTTTCAAAAAGAAACAGATCCACAAATAAAAGACGTTAATTACAAAAAATATATTAATTCTGTTATTGATGCTCAAAAAACACTTGGTCTTCCAGATGATAGAGTTAAAATTTTACCACAACAAGAAGCCAAAAGAGTTGTTCTTGATTACAACAACCAAGATGTAAAAGGAAAAATTGCTTATCTTCAAAGATTAGAAAATATTTATGGAGATAACTATGGAAGATTAGTTACTCAATTAAGTGAATCTGAAAATGGTTTACCCATTACTGCTAAACTTGTTTCTTATTTAAATGATGAGAATTTTGCAACTCAAGCATTAAGCGTAGATACAAAAGAAAAAAGAGATGTAATTGATAGATTTATGGCTACTCAAACAGAAGAAACTAAAAAAAATATTAAAACACAAGTAGCTGAAAAATTAGTAGATTTTAGAGGAGTTGTTATGAAATCAAATCCATTTAATACTTCTAAAGCAAACTCTGAATTAGATAACATAAATGATACAATTTACTATATCGCTGCTAACAAAATGTCTGTAGGAATTCCAGCTGATAAAGCTGTTACTGAAGCTACAGATTATATTAATAATGGTTTTTACTTTAAAAAAGATAGCACATTTTTTATTCCAAAATTTTATAACAATCAATATGTATCTTCTGTTCAGGCTGATTTTATTAAAAAAAAAGCTGACATAATTAAAGAATATTATTTAGATCAACTTGATATTGCTTCATTTGGATCAAGAAATCCAAATATATCTGAAGATTTATTAAATAAAGAAATGAAAGCACAAATTAAAACAAATGGTATGTGGTTGAATAATGCAGATGGATCTGGAATTGTTCTTGGTGTTAAACTTTCTGATGGTTCTATTGGATTAGTTCCAAATAAAAAAGGAGAATTAATTAAAATTAATTTTGATGATGTTTCTCACAAAATACCAAATACAAATTTAAAGATTGATTTTAAACAAACTACAACAGAAGAATTATTAAAATCTATTAAGAGTACAGCTTTTTAAAAAAATATGGCTAACTTTGGTTTTGGTCTAGATACAAATAATAATGCTCAATCTAGTGGCTTTGATTTATATAAGAAAAGTTTTGAAGATATAGTTCCATCTATTGCAAAAGATACTTGGAATTTTTCTCCATTATATTCAATATATAAATCTGGAGAACTATTTTCTAGTAGAAATGATTTTAATACTATTGGATCACAAGAAACAGATCAGTATAATCAATCAACTACAGATTTCCAACCAGTTGAACCATTAATATCTCCTGAAGAATTAAATAAAAAATATGCTGGTGTTGGTTTGTTATTTGAACAACCAGAAAAACAATCAACTGTTAATATTCTTCTTGATAGAAAATATAGAGAAAGAGAAAGACAAGATATTATAAGTCGTGGTCCACAAGGTGTTTTACCTGGTGCAGCTAAAATTGCTGTATCATTTGGTGTTGGAGCATTAGATCCAATTAACTTAGCATCTGCTTTTATTCCAGTTGTTGGTGAGGCTAGATTTGCTGCGATGGCTGCTAGAACAAATTTAACTACTGCTAGACTTGCAACAGGTATGGTTGAAGGAGCAGTCGGAGCTGCTGTTGTTGAGCCTATTGTTTATGGTGCTGCTCAATATGAACAAGCTGATTATGGATTAATGGATAGTTTTATGAATGTTGCTTTTGGAACTGCACTAGGAGGAGGTTTGCATGTTGGAGCTGGTGCATTAAAAGATTTAAAAACAAATTTAGAATTTAAAGCAATGGTTAGAGATGCTAGAGCAGAAGCTGGAATAACAGATGGTGTAGATCCAGCAATTAATCTTTATAAAGAATATTATCCAGAAAATTCTGCTTTAATGAGACAATTAGCTGAAACAGATCCAGAAACTAGATCTTTGTTACTTGCTAGAGCATTAACTAATTTAATGGAAGGAGATGCTGCTAATGTAGTTCCTATTGCTAATCTTGATCCTAAATTAAGAGAAGCTCAAATTAATGACGCTGTATCAAATAATAATAAAGTTGATGTTAATAAAGTTCAAGATAATACTTTTGATTCTCCAAGAAGTGTAACAGAAGAAAGAAGTTCTGTTAATCAAACTAGAAAAGAAGATCAGATATATGTTGATACTGTTGATAATAATTTAAGACTTCCAACTCCAGAAAAAACAAATTTAAATTTAGAAAACAAAACATTAGATGATCAATTAAATGTATTGAAAGATAGACAAAAAGATTTAAACATTGAAGATTCTGCCGAACTTAAAGCTGCTAAAACTGATAGTGAACAAGTTGATACTAAACAAAAAGAATTAAAAGACGCAATAGCAGATGGTATTGATTGCGTTAATGGAAGATAAATATGGCTCAAGATAAATGTATTGATAGAGTATCTGCACTCTTAAAGAAATCATCAATTACTTCTTCTAATGCAGAAGAAATAATTCAAGATATTAAAAAATTACAAAGAGAATCTAAAATTGAAAATATTGATGCAACATTAAAAGAAGATCTTGCAAATAAAGTTTTAAGTGAACAACAAATAAACAAAAAAATTAAAGAAAGAAACGCATTAGAAAATGAAATTAAAGTAAGAAAAGCAGTAGATAGAGTATTAGTTGATTTTAAAGGAAGAGAAGAAGAAGGATTATCAGCTATATTAGTTGGAAGTAATTTACAAAAAACTGGATCTAGAGCATCTGTTGCTCTTTCTCAAATAACAGAATCAAAAATTATAATGTCAGCATTCAATGAAAAATTAAGAAAAAATAATTTAACTGAATTATTTGCTAATGCTAACGAAGATATAGACAGAAGAATAGCAAGAACAATGTGGGAATTAGATCTTAGTGAAAAAGTAACTGAAACAAATAAAGATATAATTTCAATAGCAACTATAATGAAAGAAACATCTGAGTCAGTTAGAAACAAATTAAATAATATGGGTTCTAACATTGACAAACTTCCTGGTTGGATTGTTAGACAATCACATGATCCATATCAAATTAGAAATGCTGCAGATGTATTAAAATTTAAAAACAACAAAGAGAATAATGTTGCTAATGGTAATTACGATAGAAACTTAGAAGCATGGAAACAATACATATTACCAAAATTAGATGAAAGAACTTTTGGAGATATTAAAGATCCTGTTAAAAGAAATCAATTTTTAAATTATGTTTATAATTCTGTTTCAAGAAATGAACACGCAATAACAGAAGGTAGTTCTGGAGTTTATGGATCTAGAGATATTACTACTAAAATGAATTCTAAAAGAGTTCTTCATTTTAAAACTGCAGATGATTGGTTTGATTATAATTCTAAATTTGGATATGGAAATTTAAGAGAGTCTTTTTATTTTGGAACAATGAACTCTGCTAAAAATATTGGTTTAATAGATGTTCTTGGAACTAAACCATCTGAAAACTTTGAAAGAATAAAAGGATTAGTTGTAAATAAATTAACTAATGATGGAAAATCAATAAAAGCAATTAACAAAGCTGCAAATTCACATAACAATCAATTACTAGAAGTTACTGGTGCAACTAATGCGATTGCTGATTTTTCATTTGCAAAATGGTCTGCAATAGCAAGATCAATTCAAAATATGTCTAAATTAGGAGGAGCTGTATTTTCATCTATAGTTGATCTTCATACTTATGCTTCAGAAGTAAAATCCCAAGGAAGAGGTTATATGACTGGATTACAGGAATCTATGGTTTCTTTATCAAGAATGGAAAATACTAAAATGAAAACTGGGATTGCTGAGCAATTAGGATTTATAAATGATTCAATGATATATAGTTTAGCAGGAAGATATTCTACTGGTGATGCTTTAAATAGTAGTTTTACTAAATTACAAGGTTCATTCTTTAAATTAAACTTACTTAGATGGTGGACTGATTCATTAAGAGAAGGATCTATTTTAGGTTTGGGTAATTATGTTGCTAAACAAAGAGGAATTGCTTTTAATAGTTTAGATGAAAAATTTAAAAATTTATTAAATCATTTTGGTGTTGATGAAAAAATATGGAACACTATTAGAAAATTAAATATTGAAAAAGCAGAAGATGGTAAAGAATTTTTCTCAGTAAGAAATATTGATAAATTAAGTAAAGAACAAATAGTTGCTTTAATGGATATTAAAAATCCAACTCAAAGACAAATTGATTTATATAGAGATTCTTTAAAAACAAAAATTACAGGAATATTTTTAGATAGATCTAGTTATGCTGTTATTGAACCAGATGCTAGAACAAGAGCATTTATGAAACAAGGATTGATGGCTGGAACTCCAATGGGTGAAGCATTAAGATTTGTTGGTCAATTTAAAGCATTTCCTATTGCTTTCTTACAAAAGGCTTTTGGTAGAGATATTGAAATGTTTAGAGCAAATAAAACAGCTGCTAGTGCATGGGGAGTTGCAAACTTAGTTGTTGGTGCAACATTATTTGGATATATTTCTATGACTGTTGCTGATATTTTAAAAGGTAAGGGTCCAAAAGATCCAACTGATAAAGATACTTGGTTTGCTGCAATGGCTAGAGGCGGTGGATTAGGTATATATGGTGATTTCTTATTTAATAAAACTAAGACAGCAGGAGATCTTTTAGCTACAGCTGCTGGACCAACTATAAGTGAATCTGTTAAATTGTTTCAAGCATTTAAATATGGATTAAATGGTGAAAAAGATTCTGCTTTAAGACAAGCATACAAGTCAATTACTGGTAATATTCCTTTTTTAAATTTATTTTATACTAAAGTTGCGTTTGATTATATGATTGGTTATCAAATGCTAGAAACTCTATCACCTGGCTATCTTAAGAAAATGGAAAAACAAATGAAAAAAGATACTGGTCAAGAGTTTTTATTGACTAAACCATCTGTATTGTTTAAAGGTTTCTAAATATGACAATATCTTCAACTACAGTTAAGAACAGTTATAGTGGTGATGGATCAACTACTACATTCTCATACACATTCAAGATATTTGCAGACTCAGATATTCAAGTAATCATTCGTTCATCTACAGGAACTGAAACAACTAAAACTATTACAACTCATTATACAGTAACAGGTGCTGGCTCATCAGGTGGTGGATCAGTTGTATTTACTACTGGTAATATTCCAACATCAACTCAGACAGTTGTATTAAGACGTAACATTCCACAAACACAA